TACAAAACCTTGTAAATACAAAAGCTAAAGAAGGCGAAGTTTATGATTTTGCAAAAAAACAAAAAGTTAAAACTCAATGTGTTCAAATCTTCTCTAAAGCGATGGAAGGACAGTACGGAGTATTTGGCAACATTAATCCACAGAAGATAGAGAACGCACCTTCTACTGACGAGTTACCTTTCTAATTACGAGGCATTTGGTTTTGTAAGATTTGTCAATGTAAGTCCTCACTTTTTTACTATGCAAAAAGCTAAACAATACTTAGTAAAAGATCCTTTACTAAATATTCATTTTAAAATTATTAATGGTGTGCGTTATTGGATTACACCTCCACCTTCTACATATCAAAAATGAAACCAGTAAGAAAATCAGTAGAAAAATTACGCAAACTTAAAGAAATAAGACGTAAAAATTTAGAAAAGAATTTCCTGGAAATTCAAATGAAAGGACAAGATCATTATGTTTTTATTAAAGAAAATGGTAAGGCTCAAGTGGTTTATGATGAAGGTCGTTGGGTTACAGAACACATAAGAACTGCAATTCTTAAATTTAATTATGAAATTGACAAGATTGATAAATTATTTATTAGAGACTTTACTGATGAAGAGATCAGGGAATATGAAAAAACTTCTTTATCGGATTAGTTTTTTTTTGTTCTCTAACCTCTTTTATTACAGCAGCAGCTTCTAGTTCAATCAATCTATTTAACATAGAAGCTAAAAACACATCTTGTTCTAATTTATGTCTTACAAGATGAGTACAATATTTTTTAATATCATTAATTTCATTACTTGCCATTATTTCTCTACAACGCATTTCAACATCTAATTTCATTTCTAAAGGTGCTGGTTCGATGTCAATGTTGAGAAATTTAGTAATTTTCATTTTAAGGAAAAAGTTGTTTTTCTAAAATTGCAACTGCTTTATCATCTAAAGTATTTGTAGTTTGTTTTGCTATTGATTTTAATAAATCAATAACTAACCTTTTAACAGCAGTTGTTGTTAAAAAGGTCATTAAGATTGGTTTAAGAATTTTATACATGGAATAAATATGTGTTACTTCCCAAACATAGCTAAAATGCTAGTATTAAACAAGAGTTTTAACTTTCATGGAAGAAGAAGAGAAGGAAAGTCGAGATTATGTTGGGCATTTTGTTCGCATAATTATTCTCGGTTGGAGTTTATCAGTAATGACTCTTGGATATATGGAAAGAATTAGGTTAGACACTTTTGCCGCAGGACTCGTAGGAAATATTGCTAGCACATACGGAATAGCTGTAAAAGGTAAAAATAACAACGGAAAAAAATCAGTTATAGTGGATAATAAGAACAATAAAGTAGGAATCAAATGAAAAAACTATTTGCTTTACTTTTATTCGTACCATCTGCTGCATTTGCAGACATCAAACAAGAGTTTGTTACTTCCGCACAAATTAGTGTGGATATGCCTTATGTAGTAACTAATAAAGTTGGAACAACATATTCTTTAAG